ACACAAAGATAAACCTGCAGTTGGACAAGAGTGTCCTGCCTATAAACAAGGTGGTGAGTGTAAGTCTTGTCGTTCCTGTTGGAGTCGTGAAGTTAAACAAGTAAGCTATAAGGAGCATTAATGACAGAACAAGAGCAAAAAGACTTTGAATGGGCTAGTAGTTATTATTTATATGATGATTTAGATGCTGATTGGGTTAATTGGAATGAAGAAAAATTACATAACGAGCTAGAAAATTTAGCTTGGCAACCCTTTGAACACTGGCAAGGTAAAGATATTTATATTGAAATTGAAAAACTAGCAGATGGAGTAAGACAATATATAAACAAGGAGAACAAATGAGTGTAGATGGAAAAGAAAGTTGGATAGAGAACAGAGCCATAGAATTGTTTGAGGAAATGCA